CGACGACTTTGAACAAGTCGCCTACAACCCGAAACTTCCAATCACAGACGTGATGGCTGAGTCGATCCGAGCCTCGGACATAGGCCCTGAAGTAGCTTACTACCTCGGTGCCAACCCCAAGGAAGCGGAACGAATCTCTCGTCTTGCGCCTATCGTGCAGGCTAAAGAAATTGGGAGAATTGAGGCCAAGATGGCCAACGATCCTCCCGTGAAACGAACCACGTCTGCGCCAGCACCGATTTCGCCTGTCACTGCTCGCTCCTCTGGGGGCCCAGCCTATGACACTACTGATCCACGGTCTACCAAGACCATGACGGATTCGCAGTGGATTGAAGCTGAAAGAGCAAGGCAGATGAAAAAGTGGCAAGCGCAAGCCAACCGCTAAACAATTTTTGAAGGATTTTTTCCATGTCTAATAGTATCTTAACGATCGACATGATCACCCGCAAAGCTCTTGAGATTCTTGAGAACAACCTGGTGCTCACCCGTAACGTGAACCGTCAGTACGACGACAGCTTTGCTGTTGAAGGTGCCAAGATTGGTTCTACACTGCGTATCCGTTTACCCGACCGCGCTCTGGTAACTGACGGTGCCGCCCTGCAAGTTCAGGACGACAACGAACAGTTCACCACTTTGACTGTTGCTTCACAAAAGCACATCGGCGTGAACTTCACATCTGCTGAATTGACCATGCAATTGGACGACTTTGCAGAGCGTGTGTTGAAGCCTCGTATCAGCCAGTTGGCCTCTAGCATTGATGCTGACGTTGCCAATGCGTACAAAACCATCGGTAACACCGTTGGCACCCCAGGCACCACTCCTTCTACTTCTTTGGTCTTGTTGCAAGCCCAACAGAAGCTGAACGAGAACGCTGCCGTGATGTCACCACGTTACGCTACCGTCAACCCTGCCGCTAACGCTGGTTTGGTTGAAGGCATGAAAGGTTTGTTCAACCCCACCGACACTATCAGCAAGCAGTTCAAGAACGGCATGATGGGCACTGGCGTGTTGGGCTTTGACGAAGTCAACATGTCTCAGTCAATCAAGCAGCACACCACTGGCTCACGTGATGCTTCTGCATCCACTACAACCAGCGCCGCTGTGACTTCTGAAGGCTCTTCCACTTTGACATTGGCTCAAGGCTCTGTGACCACTACCATCGCTGCTGGCGACGTGTTCACTATTGCTGACTGCTTTGCTGTCAACCCACAGACCCGTGAAACCACTGGCTCTTTGTTCCAGTTCGTAGCTTTGGCTGCTGCCACTGCTGTCGCTGGTACTTGGACTGTGACTGTTGCGCCTATGTATTCGGCCAGCCACGCACTAGCCACTATGAACGTGCTGCCTGCTACTAGCAAGGCCGTGACATTCGTTGGTGCTGCTTCTACTGCCTACGCTCAGAACTTGGTCTACCACAAAGATGCGATCACTTTTGCGACCGCCGACTTGTTGCTGCCCCAAGGTGTCGATATGGCTGCTCGCGCAGTTCATAACGGTATTAGCTTGCGCGTTGTTCGTCAGTACGACATCAACAACGACCGTATGCCTTGCCGTATTGACGTACTGTATGGCTTCAGCACTATTCGTCCACAGATGGCTTGCCGCATCTGGGGTTGATCAAAAACTTTTTTAAGGAATAAATCATGGCTACATTACCTAACGGCGCAAACGGTTACCAAGTTGGTGACGGCAATCTTGGCGAAATCAGTTTTTACAACACTAGCGCACCTGTCGCATTGACCGGCGCGTCTGTCACTATCACCGCAGAAAATTTGGCTGCTGGTGTGTGCACTATGGACTCCGGCGGCACAGACGCAGGTACCTATGTGTTTCCAACAGGTGCATTGCTTGACGCTGCATTCTCTAGCCTTAAAGTTGGCTCGACATTTGATTGCTCTTTCATCAACATTGGTGATAACGCAGCAAATGACGTGACCTTTACTGCTGGCACGGGCAACACCCTAGTCGGTAACGACGTGATCCAAGATGCGCTGACCAAAACCAACAACACATCTGGCACGTTCCGTTTCCGCAAAACAGGTGACGCAGCGTACTCAATTTATCGCGTGTCTTAAACCTAAATGGGGGCTTCGGCCCCTATTTTTTAAAGGAAAAAAATCATGCCAAATACAAAAGCTGTAGGCGTTGCATTTGAAGATGCACAACTTGACGGCGCAGTCATGGGTAAATCTGGTGGAACTGCTGGTTTCTACGGTGCTACTCCAACAACTAAGCCTGCGGCCAACACTGCTGCCTTAACTACAATCACGTCTACTGCACCTGGTACGCCAGACTTTGCAATTCAAGACTTGACTCAAACAACCCCATTTGGTTTTGTTACCAAAGATGAGGGTAATTCAGTGTTGTCGGTGATTGCAAATTTGCAAGCCCGCGTAACGCAATTAGAAACTAAACTTCAAACTCTTGGTTTGTTGTCTTAAACCAAATAGGGGCCTAAACAGCCCCTTCTTCATATGCAAATTTATCTTCAGCACAAAATTCATGGCCGAAAAATAGCTTACATGGAAATGGAAGCTGAGTTTGATGAAAAAAATGGCTGGGTGCGATATACTTTAGACACGCCTGCTGAGGCGGCTCCTGTCGTCAACGAACTGGAAGTCAAACGTCGTCGTAGCCGACCCACAGAGGTGGTCGAACAAGGAGCATAAACATGGCCATCTATACCGCTGGCGATCAAATCAATAGAGCATTGCGATTGCTTGGCGTGTTGGCTGAAGGTGAAACACCTTCTGCGTCCGTGTCCCAAGACGCTTTGATGGCGTTGAATCAGATGATTGATTCATGGAACACCGAGCGCCTTTCCGTATTCTGTACCCAAGACCAAGTGTTTACTTGGCCTGCCGGTGAGTACATCCGCACTCTTGGCCCAACGGGCAATTTTGTAGGCTTGCGGCCCGTTTTATTGGATGACGCCACATATTTTCGCGATCCAGGCACCAACGTGTCGTTTGGCATTAAATTCATCAACCAACAACAGTACGACGGCATTGCGGTCAAAACTGTGACTAGCACATACCCCCAAGTGATTTTTGTGAATATGGGGTTTCCTGATGTCACAATGACCATCTACCCACGCCCTACGCGCGACTTGGAATGGCACTTTATCAGTGTGCAAAAACTGGCTGAACCAGCCACTTTGGTGACCAACATTTTGTTTCCACCAGGTTATTTGCGAGCGTTTACTTACAATTTGGCCATGGAAATTGCACCTGAGTTTGGCGTGGAGCCAAGTCCACAAGTGCAACGTATTGCCATGACTTCCAAGCGTAACTTGAAACGCATCAACAATCCTGACGATGTGATGTCCATGCCTTACGCCATTGTGGCCACACGCCAACGGTTCAACATTTACGCCGGTAATTACTGATGCAAACCCCGATTCTTGGCTCCAGTTATGTTGCTCGCAGCATCAACGCTGCCGACAATCGCATGGTCAATTTGTACCCAGAAGCCACGCCAGACGGCGGCAAAACTGCGGCTTTTTTGACGCGTTGCCCTGGCTTAGAATTCTTGCAGACAATCGGCACCGGCCCCATCCGTGCTCTGTGGGCACACCAGACCAATGGGTCGAATATCTTTGTGGTGTCGGGCAACGAAGTCTACAAACTTGACGGCATGACCTCTGCGCCTACTTTTTTGGGCAATGTCACCGGCACGGGCCCCGTGTCTATTGCTGACAATGGAACCCAGCTTTTCTTTGCCTGCAACCCTGACAGCTACATTTACAACGAAGTCACCAACGTGTTTCAGCAAATCACCGACCCAGATTTCCCTGGCGCGGTGACTGTGGGCTACTTGGACGGCTACTTTGTGTTCAACGAACCCAACAGCCAAAAGGTGTGGGTGACATCTTTGTTGGATGGCTTGTCTGTCGATCCGCTGGATTTTGCCAGCACGGAGGGCTCGCCCGACGGTTTGGTGGCTATCAACATAGACCACCGTGAAGCATGGATGTTTGGCACCGACTCAATTGAAGTCTGGTACGACGCTGGCTTGGCCGATTTCCCGCTGACCCGCATCCAAGGTGCTTTCAACGAAATTGGTTGCGTGGCCGCGTTTTCAGTGGCCAAGCTGGACAACGGCTTGTTTTGGCTAGGCACCGATGCCCGTGGCCAGGGCATCGTCTACCGAGCCAACGGCTACACCGGCCAGCGGGTATCCACTCACGCCGTTGAGTATGCAATCGCTCAATACGGCAACATTTCAGACGCGATTGCGTACACCTACCAGCAAGAAGGCCACGCCTTTTATGTGCTGACATTTCCCACCGGCAATGCCACATGGGTCTACGACGTGGCCACCCAAGCGTGGCATGAGCGGGCGGGCTGGGACAACGGGACTTTTATTCGCCATCGGTCTAACTGCCAATGTAATTTTGTTGGCAACACCATTGTTGGTGACTTTGAAAATGGCAACATCTACAAGATGACCTTGGATGTCTACGCTGACAATGGTGGCGTTCAAAAATGGTTACGGTCGTGGAGAGCTTTGCCCAGCGGCACAAACAACCTCAAACGCACCACCCACCACAGTTTGCAACTGGATTGTGAATCTGGTACAGGCTTGGCCAACGGCCAAGGCGACGATCCACAGGTCATGTTGCGTTGGTCGGATGATGGTGGCCACACTTGGAGCAATGAGCATTGGTCACCCATGGGCAAGATCGGCGCGTACTACCAGCGTGTGTTCTGGCGTCGATTGGGCATGACGCTCAAGCTACGGGACAGGGTCTATGAAGTGTCTGGCACTGATCCAGTGAAAGTTGCCATCATGGGCGCTGAATTGATTCTGAGCCCGACCAATGCCTGAGCAACTCAATATAACGAACCTACCCTCGTCGCGGGTCGAGTTCATCGACCCACGCACGGGCTTGATGTCACGGGAATGGTATCGGTTCTTTTTGAACATATTTACTTTGGTTGGCGGCGGCAACAACCAAACATCTTTGGACGACCTGCAACTTGCGCCGCCATTCGTACCTGCAACGGCAGGCGGCGGCTCAGGTACGGTCACATCAGTCGATGTATCGGGCGGCACTACCGGCTTGACCACTTCTGGTGGCCCGATTACCACCAGCGGCACAATTACGCTTGCGGGTATTTTGAATATTGCCAATGGTGGCACAGGAGCCACCACAGCCAGCGGAGCGCGGGCTAATCTGAGCGCGGCGGTCT